GGTGAACGCGAGACCCCTTCCTTCCCGAGTGAGTAAGTCGACAATACAATAAAAAAGATGCCACAACACATTAAGTTCTTGATCGACCAGTACGGCCTGGCGAACACCGCGTGGTTCATTCGTTTGATGAAACGTGGCACCCCGCCCGAGCAGCTTGTGGCCTATTGCGTGCCCAACGAGCGCGACAGCCGCCGGGACGGCGTGTTCCGGGCGCTGCAGTACGCAGCCACGCTGCCTGATTCGATGATGCCCGACGAGATCCGCAACGCCTTGAAGCCATGACCCAGAAGGAATACCGAATGCACTCGGGCCTGACATCAGGCTACGTCACCCAGCTTGTCGCCCGCGGGATGCCGCTCGACAGCGCAGAAGCCGCCGACGCCTGGCGCCAGAAGAACGTGCGGGCACGAGCTAGGAACACCCCGCCCACTGCCTCGGAGCAGGAAGACCCGGCCATCGAGCAGGAAGGCCCCTACAGGCCCGCGGAAGCAGCGCAGCCTGTCGACACCGCAACCGCGGCCACCGACTCACCGCAGGGCGCCTACGAGCGGCAGAAGGAGATCGAGCGGGCGGCCTACGATCTGGCGGTGCAGGCCCTCCGCGGCCGCCGGGCCGATGCAGCCCGACTGGTGGCCATCCACGCCACCGCGGCAAAGAACCTGACGTCATCCCGGGACGAGGTGATCGCCCAGGCCGAGAAGGAACGGCGCCTAGTCTCCGGCGACTGGGTGCGGAAGGTCATGCAGGAGCACGACGGGGCGGTGTCCTCGTTGCTGAAGGCCATGCCGAAACAACTCTCCGGCCGTATCGCACCGCACGACCCGGAGCACGCCGAGCGGGAGCTCTCCCGCTGGGTGCAAGAGGTGGCGCTCAAGACCCTTCACAATACAGACCCATGGAAAGCCTGACCGACCTGCAGCGCAACCTGCTCGACTACCGGAGGAACCTCTACAAGCCGACCCCGGTGCAGACCGTCGTCGAATGGTCCGAGGCCAACCTCCGGCTGACCGCCCGGCAGACCGAGCATCCGGGACCATTCAGCACCTCGGTGCGACCATACACCCGGGAGCCCATGGAATGCTGGAAGGACACCAGCGTATCCGAGGTGACGCTCTGCTGGGGGTCGCAGACATCCAAAACAACCACCCTAATGGCCGGCCTGGCCTGGCTGATCGCCAACGAGCCGAGCCCGGCGTTGTGGCTGATGCCGACTGAGAACCTAGCTCGTTCATTCTCAAAATCTCGGTGGCTCCCGATGCTCGAGGACAGCCCGGCCATGCTGGAATGCTTCCCGGCCGAGGCCGACAAGATCACCAACCTCGAGCAGAACTTCACCCGGTCGACGCTGACCTTTGTGGGGTCCAACAGCCCGGCCAACCTGGCTAGCCGCCCGGTCCGGGTGCTGATCGCCGACGAGGTGGACAAGTTCGCCGAAGCGACAGCCAAGGAAGCCGACGCACTCGATCTGGCCGAGCAGCGCCTCAAATCGTTCTCATCGTCGAAGGCGTTCATGACCTCGACGCCGACCGTGGTCGAAGGCCGGATCTGGCAGCGCTTCCTCCGCGGCGACCAGCGGCGGTTCTACCTGCCGTGCCCGCACTGCAAGGAATACATCCGGCTGGAATGGCGGCAGGTGACATGGGAGGACCACAAGACCGAGGACGGCAAGCACGACCTCTCGAAGATCCGGGCCTCGGCGCATTACGTCTGCCAGCTCTGTCAGGGTAAGATCACCGACGCCCACAAGGTGGCAGCGCTGCGCCATGGCCGGTGGATCCCGGAGAATCCCGGGGCGCTACCCGGCGTGCGCTCCTACCATCTTTCCAGCCTCTACAGCCCCGACCGGAAATGCACCTGGGGCCACCTCGCCGTGGCTTTCATCGAGGCCAAGCAGTCGATGGGCGGCCTGCAGGGCTTCATCAATGGAAATCTGGCCGAGCCTTGGGAGCAGCAGGACGTGCAGCAGGAGCGCCCGGAAACATCGGTCGAGGTGAAGCTCGACGGTGGCCGCCGGTATCTGACCGCCGACGTGCAGGCCGTGGCGCCGTTCCTGTGGTGGGTGTGCCGGGAATGGAAGGACGGCAACTCCACGCTGATCGCTTCAGGCCACGCCGACGACTTCGCGGCCCTCCGGCGGGTGCAGATCGCGCTCGAGGTGCACGACATGGATGTCGGCATCGACTCAGGGTTCAACACGCAGGCGGTGTACGATGCCTGCGGCGCCTATTCGACGATCACATCCAACCCGATAACCTACCCGTGCGGCCTCCGGTACCCGCCTGAAGGCGGCCTCCGCAAGCCCATGATCATCGGGTGGTTGCCGCTCAAAGGCCGGGAGACCGGCGCCCGATTCACTGCCCAGAGCGGCACGGTGCACCCGTTCGGACTGTCGACGTCATCCTCGATGCGCACCGACGTGGTGCAACCCCTCCTGGTGTTCGACACCGAGCACCTGCGCGATATGCTCTCCCGCCTGCGCAAAGGCGACATCGACCGGGAGTGGGGAGTCTGCCCGACACCTCCGGTGCTCGAGGCCGAAGGCGCCTACCTTGCCGACCAGGAGCTGTATTGGCGCCATCTCGACAGCCACCAGCTCCGGCCGGTGGCCAACCGTGCGGGCCGGATCAAACACGTCTGGACCAAGCGCAACCAGAAGTGGCCGGACCACCTGCACGACTGCGAGATCATGCAGCTTGCCATGGTGATGCTTTGGAACGACCTGGTGCAGACTTCCGAAGCATGATGTTCTGCTAACCTATTGCACCGGCACCTGGAAGATGCATTCTCCCGCCGGGTGTTCACGTTCACCGTTGCCATAAAGCGCTCCTACCTGCGGGCTGTTTACTCGGCCCTCGGAGGTTCGACGCTTCTGGCTGCCCTGTCGGCCAAGTCCATCGCGGCATCCTCGGTCATCGAGTCCGGGCAGATTGTCCGATCGACATCATCCTCAGATGTGTCGGTCGAGTTCGCCGAGCCCGGCAAGGGCGGACCGACACCTTCCGAAATGGTCGAGATGTGGGAAAGCCTGCTGAACGACTACGATCTGGCCGTGTATTACCTCGGCCAGGATGGCATTGCCAACCCTACCGACGCCCAGATCTACAACAAGCTGATGGCCGTGGTGCTGATTGCGGCCACGTCCTACGGCGGTGACTTCTCGAACTTCCGACGCGAAGGCACCTTTAGAACGGGAATCACCTGATGGGAATCTTTGCCAATATCCTGCATAGGCTCAGGTCACAGCCCGTTGATCGTTACGAGGGGGCGGCCAATTCAATCCGCCGTTCGTTCCTCGATACGTCCTACACCTCGGTTCGGTTCGATGTCACGGCCTCGACCCGGCAGCAGATCGTGCGGAAAAGCCGGTTCTTCGAGCAGAACAACGCGGTGATGAACCGCCTCGGTGACCTGTTCGAGAACTACACCGTCGGCAGCAATTTCTCGGTTCAACCGGCCAGCTCTGACCCCGACTGGAACCTCCGGGCGAAGCGCTGGTGGGATACCTGGTCCCGTTACCCGGATATCGGCAGCCGGCAATCGTTCGGCACCCTGATGTCGTTGGCTGCCCGCGGGTGGTTCTACGACGGCGAATCCTTCATCCTCTTGACCAAGGGAGACTCCGGGCGCCCCCGGCTGCAGCTCATTGAGCCGCAGCAGGTGGCCACTCCGAATGGCAAGGAGAACGACGTCGACGTGTTCGATGGCGTCCGGTTCGACACCAAGACCGGCCGGGCCTTGTCCTACTACATCGGGCAAGAATCGCAGCAGGGACAGCTCCAGGACATCCGGTCGATCTCGTCCGACTCGATTATTCACATCTACGAGGCCCAGCGTGCCGGCCAGCTCCGCGGCCTGCCGTTCGTGGCGTGCGTGATCAACGACCTGCACGATCTCGACGACCTGCAGAAGCTCGAGATGGAAAGCTGCAAGCTCGCCTCGAGCGTGGCCCAGGTCATCAAGACGGCCTCCGGCGAGGTGCAGGCCACCAGCCTGCGCTCCGGCGTGGCTGGTTCACAGGGCACGGCACAGACTTACTACGAGAATGTTTTCGGTTCGACCGTCAAGGTTCTCAAAAGCGGCGACGAGTTCGAGCAGTTCCAAGCCGACCGCCCAAACGTGAATATGCGGGAATACTGGCGCCAGCTCACCGAAAAGGTGTGTGCCGGTGTTGGCATCCCCTACGTTCTGGTTTTCCCCGAGGGAATGCAGGGCACCGTGTACCGCGGAGCTCTCGATATGTCGTCGGTCTGGTTCCGCAGCCGGCACCAGGTGATGGCCTCGGCCGCCCGTAGGATCTGGGAGTATGTCATGGAGTACGCCATCCGGGTGGACCCCAGCCTGCAGGATTCCCCGGACGACTGGTACGAGGTGGCGATCCAGGCGCCCCGGGCCCCCAATGTCGACGTCGGCCGCAACTCGGCGGCCCAGCTCGCCGAGCTCGAGGCCGGCGTGACGACCTACGACGAGATCTACGGCGCCCGCGGCATCGACTGGCGCTCGGCCCTCGAGGCCAAGGCCCAGCAGGCCAAGCACATCCGGGATCTGGCCGTGAAGTACGGCATCGACGTCTCCGAGATCTCGACCGCCCAGAAGCTCCCAATCGCGCCTGAACCGGCCGAGCCGACGCCCGAGGTCGAGCCCACTGGCGCCATGCCTGAAGAAATCCCGGCTGAACCTAGTCAGCAGGTTATTGCCAAGGCGCCGAAAAAGCGGAAACCTAGATCGAAGACGACATGACCAAGGTCACAAACTGGCTTTCCTACCAGCCCCGAGCGGCGGCGACTGAGCCCGCCATGATCCAGATCTTCGACCAGATCGGCGAGGACTGGTTCGGTGGCTCCGGTGTTTCGGCCAAGGCCTTCTCCGATGCTCTGCAGTCTGTGGGCCCTGGCCCTTTGGTGGTCGAGATCAACAGCCCCGGCGGCAACGTCTGGGATGGTCTGGCCATCTACAATATGCTGCGCGGCCGTAATGCCCAGGTGACAACCCGGGTGGTCGGCATCGCTGCCTCAATCGCTTCGATCATCGCTCTGGCCGGCGACACCGTTGAGATCGCCGATGCGGCGCTGTTCATGATTCACGACCCGTCCGGCATGGTTGCCGGTACGGCCGACGATATGCGCAAGATGGCCGCAGCCTTGGATCAGCACGCCGAGGTTCTGGCTGGCATCTATTCCAAGCGCACCGGAAAGCCGGTGGCGCAGATCCGGGCGGCCATGACAGCCGAGACATGGTTCACCGCGCAGGAAGCCGTGGCTTTTGGCCTGGCTGACAGCATGACCGAGATGCTGGCCATGGCTGCCTGCTGGCATCCGCGGGCGGTGACCAAGACGGCGCCTCCGACCGTTCGCCGCAACCTCGAGCGCGGCATCCGGCAGTACGAGGATGGTCTCGGTGGCGACGGCCTCGAGGAGGCTACCGTGATCGACGCCCGAAATCTGGCCAAGGGCGAAGAGCCCAGCGTTGAGAAGGTGAAGAAGGCTGTGGCCTGGTGGGCGCGCAATGAGCGCTTCCTCGATGCCGAAGCCGACACCCCGGCCGATGTGGCCGCAAACCTTTGGGGCGGTGCCGCCGGCCGTGACTGGTTCAAGGCGCTGGCCGCCCAGATCGAAGAGGAAGAAGAACTCTCCGAGCCTGAAGACAAGATTTCGACGATCAGCACTCCCGCTGCCGTCGATGGCGCGACAACCGCGCCGACATCACAGCAGACACCACACAAAATGACTGATTCCAACACCGTGGTGGCGGCCGCTCCTACTGCGCCGACCGCTACTTTGGATGCCTCGTCCATCGAGAGCATCGTCGCCAAGGCCGTCGCCGCTGCCATCAGCGCCAAGGCCCCTACCGCCGCCCCGGCCCCGGAGCCCATCGCCCCGGCCCGCATCGAGAACCTCGGCAACCCGCTGCTCGAGGCCCACAAGAAGCTGCAGGCCGGTGCTGATCGCCGCTCGTGGCTGATCCAGAACCACAGCGAGCTGTTGCGCCAGAGCGCCATTCACGCCCCGCAGAACGCCAACACGTTCGCCTCGGGCCTGGTGGTCGACTACCTCGCCGACGCCGTGATCACCGTGGCCGCCAACCGGCTTGCCTTGGTCTCCGCGTTCAGCCGCAACGTCGGCCTGGACAACTTGCGCCCCCGCGCCACCGTGCAGGTGAAGAAGTACACCACCGGCACCGCGGCCCAGACCAACCCGACCTCCTGGGAGACCAACAACGACAGCACGCTGGCGGCCACCTCGGTGACCGTGAACCAGATCTCGAAGAACTTTACCGTGACTCAGGCCGAGCTCAACCAGGGCTTCAGCCTGGCCGACCTGGCCGCGGGTTCCGCTGACCTGTTCGCCTACGGCATCAGCGACGTGCTGACCGCTCTGATGGTCTCCGGCAACTACGGCGCCGCCACCGCTATCGGCACGGCCGCGAACTTCGACACCTCGGATCTGCCTGCGATCCTGGCGCTCGCCAAGAACTACCGCTCGAAGAACCTGATCCTCGACGGTGGCCACCTGGCCCGCCTGCAGTTCTCGGGCGCCGCGAACTACTTCCCCGATGGCCGGTTCGACCAGCTCGCCAACGGCCGGTTCGGGTTCGACGTGATCGCCGAGAACAACCGCTGGACCTCGGCCGAGACCAACGCTGTTGGTTTTGTGTGCGGCCCGGATTCCATCGCCATCGCCGCCGGTCTCCCGGTCGGAATGATCGCCGGCGAGTTCATCGAGCAGCGCACGGTCACCACCAACAACGGCCTGAGCTGCTTGTTGTCGGTCTGGTACAGCCGGGCGAGCCGCAGCCACATGGCGTCCTACGACATCATGTTCGGCGCCGCTGCCGCGGACACCACGCAGGCCGAGGTTCTCGTCACCGCCTAAGGCTGACACATGAGAATCGCCACGACCATCTCGGTGGACAAGAGCGGCAAATCGAAGATTGTCGCCGGTCCCGAAGTCGACGCTGCCGCCCAGCGCGAAGACTTCAACACCGCGAAGATTGCAGAGGGCACGAAGCTGATCCTGTGGATACAGGGCAGCGTTGCACCGAAAGTTCGTAAAGGATAACAGACAACCCGGGGGCCTCGGCAATAGGGCCGGGGCCCCCTCTACTGATCAAACACAATGGCCGTTCAAGCAGACATCTCAACCGAGTACAGCATGGGCCGTGAAGGCTTTGCGCTGGTGACCGCCACGACGGCCCAGACCGGAAATTACTCGGCACTGATCCCGACTGAGCCGACGGTGTTTACGTCGATCACTGGCTTCCAGATCAGCGGCACCTGGACCTCTAAGACCATCCCGGCTGGGTTCCCGCTGGTTGGCAACATCACCGGCTTTCAAATCTCTTCCGGCAGCGTGGTGGCATTCCTTGCCCGCAGCTAAATGATCGCAAACGGCATAGCACTGAATAGGTTGTTCCCGGGCCAAGCCGGTGGCACCGACCTGCCTGTGCTTCGCCGTGACCTTCTCCAGGAGGACGAGTTCTTCATCCTGCAGGAGGACGGCATTGGAAAGATCGTCATCACGTTTGGCACCTTTGATTCCTTGCTGAGAGAGGACGCTGGTTTTCTCTTTCGTGAGGACGACGGAAAACTTCAAATCCAATCAAACTGACCCATGGCAGACTCTAAGATTACAGCACTGACGGCCCTAACTACGGCCGATCCCGCAAACGACATGATGCCGATTGTCGACGTGTCCGATACGTCGATGGCGGCATCCGGTACGACCAAGCGAATCAGCATCAACAACATCCTCGCTTGTTCACCTTCCGCCACCCTCGCCTCCGCCACGATCACCGGCGATCTGACGGTGGATACCTCGACCCTGAAGGTGGATTCGGCGAATGATCGGGTTGGTGTTGGTCTAGCCACCCCCGGATACAAGCTACACGTTCAAGGTTCGGCTGGATTGCAGTTGGTTCTTCAAACTAACAACACCGACGCAACCGCTAAGGAAGGAACTGTCAGCTCTAGGCATTACACCAACGCCGAGGAGCCTGTTTCTGTTGTCGGAAGTTACGCTACATCAACCAACAATTATCTTTATGTTGGTGGTGGGTTTTCTGGAGGTAATGCAGCAACTTCGATTGGTTTTTACACTGCTGCAAACAGCACGACAGTCACTGGCACTGAACGCTACAGCATCGCTTCCGACGGCGTAGCCACTTGGTCGAACGTCGGCGGAGTCGCTGGCACCGCCATGACCCTCAACTCCACGGGGCTGGGCGTGGGGGTTACGCCGAGTGCGACGGATTCAACGTATTATCAAGCACTTGAAATTGGGCGGGTTGGACAGGGTTTTACTGGTGCCAAGAGCGTGCTTACTGGTTCGCCAAACTCATGGTTTTCGAATAATAGCTATGCCACATATTCAGCTGGCATTGTTTGGAAATATGCGGTCAGCCAGCCAGCGGCACAGTACCGATTGGTGGACGCATCGCATCAGTGGCTAATTGCCGCCAGCGGCACCGCTGGCAATGCCATCACATTCACCCAAGCGATGACGCTTTCTGCCGCTGGCAGCTTGGTGCTTGGTGCTGCTGCGGTTGCGACTACTGCGACTGACGGTTTCCTCTACATCCCCGGTTGCGCTGGTACTCCTACCGGAACTCCTACCTCTCAGACTGGTAGAGTTCCTTTGGTTGTCGATACCACAAACAACAAGCTGTACTTTTACAGCGGCGGTTCTTGGGTTGCTGCCAACTGATCTACTACCACCATGATTACCATCTCTTGGATCATCGAACGCCTTCTCGTTAAGCCGACCGAAGGCGACAAAACCGATGTCGTCATCACCGCCGACTGGCGTTGCAACGGCACCGATGGCACCTACAGCGGCACCTGCTACGGCAGCGCGTCGTTCGCGCCTCCTACGGAGGCCTTCACGCCGTATCCTGATCTGACCGAGCAGCAGGTTCTTGGGTGGTGCTGGAGCAACGGCGTGGACAAGACCGCAATCGAAGCGAACGTCTCCGCGCAGATTGCTGACCAGATCAATCCTCCGGTCATCGCTCCTCCGCTGCCGTGGGTGCCGCCGGTTGTTGTTGCGCCTGAGGCTCCCGTTGTCGAAGCTGCGGCCTGACATGGAAATCACGATCAAACTCACTCCCCAGCAATTCAACCAGCTCTATGAGCTGCTGGTCATTGGCATGAAGGCCGGCAACGTCAACAACATGAAGGTCGGCCTGCCGCTGGTGGACATCCTCGAAGCTGCTGCCGCAACCTCCCAAGCCAAGCCCGAATGAAAAACTGGAAGACAACCGCCGGCGGCGTGGCCGTGCTGCTCGCCGCCCTCTCAGTCGCCATCAAGCAGGCCATCGCCGGTGACATGGGCGGTGCCATCGCCGCCGCTGTCGGCGGTGCCGGTGCCATGTTCACCGCGCTCAAGGCCCAGGACGCCAAGCCCGACGACAAGCCATGAAAGACCACCTGCGCGATATCGGCATCAACATCGGCCTACTCGTCGCAGGCTTTGCAGGGAGCTTGGTCAACGTGAAGAAGGACGGTCACAAGAACTGGTTCACCACGTTGACCTCGCTCCTCGCAGGCACCCTCTCGGCCAACTACCTCACCCCGGTAGTGGTTAAGTTCTTCAATATGCAGGACAGCAACACCCAATACGCTGCCGCGTTCATCATGGGTTTCCTCGGGCTTCACGGCGTCGAGTTCGTCATCGACAGATTTAAGAGGAAATGAATCCGCTCACTATCGTGAATGCAGTCGCCAGCGCTATCCTCACCGCTGGCGTCTCTGCTTTCATGGTGATGCTCTACCGCACCGACGGAGTGGTCAGACGCTGGCCGATGACAGGCAGCCTGCTGCTTCGCCTTTCGTTGACGCTGACGGCCTCCGGGGCGCTCTTCAACTGCCTGACCCTATCGACACCGCCACCGAGCGAGGTCATGCTCAACTGCGGCCTTGCCGGCGTTTTCGCCTGGGCCGCTGTGTTTCACGCCAAACTTCTCAAACATGGACCCAGTAGCCAGCGTGGCGCAGGGAATGACGACTGCGGCGCTCAACCGTATTCTCGACCCGAAGGATCAAACGCTTGAAGACGGCCAACGTGACAACCGGCTGCGCGACGATCTTGCCGCTCGTGTTGCTGCTGCAGGGCTGCACCCCGACTCGTGTGGTGATGGTCCCGCCGGGGCAGCCGGTAAGACTGGCTGAATCGGTCAAGGCTCATGTCTGGGCCAAGGATGCCAGCGGCAACATCGTCAGGAGTCGTAATCGCGTGACAATCCACGAGGGATGGTACGCACTACCGAAGGACTAAATCATGGCCCAGCAAACCATCAACATCGGCGCCATCGCCAACGACAACACCGGCGACACGCTCCGGGGCGCCGGCCAGAAGATCAACGACAACTTCGACGAGATCTACGCCGCGCTCCCGCTTGTAGCGCCGTCGACCTGGGTGCCGACGCTGACCGACTCAGGTGGCGGCCGGACGTTCGCTTTCACCATCAATACCGCTCGGCACACGTCCATCGGGTTCGTCACCACCTTCACCGCGGATCTGACGATCAACTCGGTGACCGGCAGCGCCACCGGCGAACTGCGCCTGAGCCTGCCCGATGCGTCGACCTATGACGCCGCGGTTTCGATCTGGCTCGATAATGCCACCACGCAGGCCAAGACCGCGGTGATCGGAAAGGTGGTCGGCGGCACGTCCTACTGCCAACTCAGCCACTACGAAACCGGCGACATCTCGAGCCTGGCCGCTCAACTGCAGGCCACAAGCCGGATCCTTGTGTCGGGCGTTTACTTCACCTGCTGATGACCACCATCGGATCCAGTCTCCAGCAGGGCATGACGGTGCTCCAGCAGATGCTCGGGGCGCCGATGTTCATCTGGGAGGGCTCGTCGATCCGGTGCATCCCGGCCGCGGTCACCGATGCCAACACCCCGGTGGCCGGCGGGTTCCAGGACAACGTGACATCCCGGATCCTGGTCATGTTCAGCGACTGGAAGACCTGCGATAGCACGCTCGTCTCCATGGACTCGACGCTGTACACGCTCGACCAGGGCACGACCTTCTCGAGGCTGCAGCGTGAGGACTCCGGGTTCGTTCTCCTGGAGAACACCGACCGCATCGCTTTGACGTTCTGCAAACCTCGGCCGGTGGTCGGGCGAACGCTGATGTACCAAGGCCGCACGCTGCGCATCCTATCGTGCCGCGTGGACGCTTCAGGCGCCTATTACAGCCTTGATCTAGGGGCGAAGACCAAATGAGGCCTGTCGTCAACATGACGGTCGACACAAGCCGTTTCGACGCGGCGATGAAGGCCTACCTGCTGCAGACCTCAAGGGATCTTCACAAGGCGGTTAACAGCCGGTTTTTCTTCCTGATGGTCCGGCTGTTCGTGCTGGTGCCGCCTAAGAGCCCGCAGGCTGAACGCACGCGCATCGGAGATTACCTCTCGAAGCCTCTGGGAGACATCAATCGTGTCTCCAAGAAGACCGGCAAGCGCATCGGCAAGAGTCGTTTGCTGCGCCGGGTTCATCTGATCGCGCAATCCCGCGAACGCAAGGCCGGCCGTCGAGGCCTCTATGGCGTCGAGATGAAACAGGCCGCCAGCCGTGTTTATCGCAAGGCGATCGGTTCTGTTGGCTACCTGCGCTCCGGTGTGGTCAAGGCCATCCGAATCTTCAACCGCGGGTTCTCGCAGTTCAAGGCACCGAAGTGGAAGCCGCTGGTCAAACCTCCTAGCTACAAGCCGCCGGCCAAGCCCAATTCGGCGCTGGTGGCACTTGCCAATCAGTACGGCCTACCCGAGGAGAACGTGGCCGTTCACAAAGGCACCAAGGCCCGCGGGTTCCAGGCTGTTCCAGGATGGAATCCTACAGCCTCGGTGGCCATGTCCACAGGCATCGCCGACAATCAGGTTGGTCGAGTCGAGCGCATCATGTCGGGTGCCATGCAGAAGGCCTATGATGACGAGCTCAAGGAATTAAACGCCCGCCTCACCGATGCCATGCTTGAAAACGGCAAGGTTCTGGTGGATAACGGCATCGACATCAAATGAATGGCGTTGCACCTAGAGCCGAGAAGGCGCTTGTCGACTATCTGGCCTCCGGAGATTGGTCCGGAGCTGGTGCAGGCACGCCATCATTTTTGACGTCCTACAGCCGCGGTTTGTACGATGACCCGGACGAGCAGGACACAATGCCCAATTTTCCGCGGGTGGTTGTCTCGTCGACTGCGGCCCGCCCGATGCAGCGCACCGATCTGACCTGCGAGGTCGACATCGAGATCGAGCTGCAGCTATCGGCCGACGACACCGACGAGGCCGATGTGCTGACCACCGTCGCAGCGCTGGACAGCCTCATTCTGCCGCTTTTCGACGCGAATGGTGCATCGGTACTCGATGCCGGTATTTCCAGCGAGTCCGGACCTTTTACGGCCCAGTTCGCCACCCCTTCAGACTTTGGTGCTTCCTCGATCTCCAACCGCTCGAGGACATTCACCCGAAGCATCACCCTTTACTGTTCCGCAACCCTGTAACACATCACTATGGCTAACACTCAAGGCAGCAAATACGTTTTCGGATCACCGGCCTCGATGGCGCTCTATGACGCCGCGGGGAACCTGGTTGTCACAGGCTACGTCGCACCCGACGTCGAGAGCTACGACATCACGCACGAGGCTGACACCGAAGAGGTGCGCAACAGCTCCGGAGAGGTTGTTGGCCACATTGGCTACAACAACCGCCTGACGCTGACACTCAATTTCATCCCGAGCGGCGCCAGCGCTGCCAATGCCCTCTTGGCGGCCAGCCTTCCGGATGTCAACGGCACTTGCGTGATCACTGGCGCTCCCGTGATCGAAATCGGTGGTTATGCCGATGCCATCAACGCTGCCACCGGCAACCGTTGGATCTACGCCGGCGGTGGCTCGATCAAGACCACCCAGACCGGCAAGGCTACCGGCACTATCACGCTGAAGCGCTACACCAATCTGACCGCCTCGGGCGCCGCCACCAACCTGTGATCGGCCTAGCCGACATCCTGACGGCCACCGCGAAGACGCCCCCGATGGTGCTCGGCATCCGGATGGCGCCTTTCACGGTCGGCCACGCCATTCTCCTGCACCGGATGGGTTCTCCATTCGTTGTAGGAGGGGACGCTACCGCTCAGGATTTGGTCGAGGCTGCCGTCATCTGCTCCCAAGAGCCCGGTGAGTCCATCAAGGCAATGCGATCCATCCACGGGTGGATACCGCTGCGCCTGATGCGATCCCGTGTCAGCAAGGCCAACCTGGCGGCCGAATGCGCCACGATGCAGCAATGGCTGACCGACCAGTCAGATTGCCCCGAGGTGCTGCAGGCGCCAGGCAGCCGGTCGAAGACACCGGCCATGCCGTGGCCTGAGCGCATATTGGTGGGCCTTGTATCCATCGGGTTCAACGATCAGGATGTGCTGTCGATGCCGGTGATCGACGCCGAGCGCCTGTTCCTGACCCACGCTGAGATGGAAGGCCGTGTCGAGCTGTGGAACGATAGGAACGAGGCACTCTGGCGTTACGCTCAGGAACACCCGATACGCAACTGAATGGCTATCTTCTCGCTCATCGCCAAGCTCGGCCTTGATGGCTCGACCTTTGAGACCGGACTCAAGCGGGCCACAAGCCTGACCGGCAAGTTCAGGTCATCGGTGGGCGCCCAGCTTGGTGCCGCCATGTCGGTGGCCGCGGTGACCGCATTCGCCGCCAAGGTGGTTCAAACGGCCGACGCCATCGGTGACCTGTCGGAGCAGCTTAACATCAGCACCGACGACGTGCAGCGCCTGCAGGTTCTGGCCAGCCAGACCGGAGTCTCGTTCGAGACCATGGCCAAGGCCATCACCAAGGTTAGCCAGGAGCGCCTGAAGGCCATCGAGGAGGGCGGACCCGCTCGAGATTACTTTAAGGCCTTGGGGTTCTCGGTGGCAGAACTGAACGACAAGAGCCTGTCGAACATCGAGCTGATCACGAAGATGGGGCAGGCCCATCTAGCATCGGGCAAGAGCGCACAGACTCAGGCCGCCATCATGGATCTGCTCGGCGAGAAGGCCTTCAAGGCTGCCGGCGCCATCTCGAAGATTAACGAACTCGGCCCCATCGACCTGATCAGCAAGGATCAGATCGACGCCTTGGGGCAGCTTGCCGACCGCTTCGACGAGATTCAGCGGCAGATGGTTGTCTCAGCGGTTCCGACCATGACCTTCTTCGCCGACGCTCTGGAACGAGCAATCGCCGATGAAAAAGGCGTTGCAGACGGCCTTCAAGGCATCATGCAGCAGCTCGGCGGCAAAGGTTCTATCGTCAAGGCTGCGCTGCAGGAGGCATTCGCTTCGCCTGAGGAAGCAAACAAGCGCTTCGAGGCATTGCCACTTTCGACTACCGGAAAACTTGGCACCATTGATTCCCGTCGAAAATTGGCAGACACTACGATGCAGCCGAAGTGGGTGCAGGACTTCCTGAACCAATCCAAGGCTCAAGTCTCTGAGATGAAGGCCATCAACCGCAACACCGGCAAGACAGCCAGCGCCATCTCCGGACTCTGATCATGGCCACGATCCAAGGCATCCCGAATCCCAACAACTTCGAGTACATCGAGGTTTCGAGGCAGTTCAACAACTCCGGATCCGGCACCGGGCCGATCTGGACGTTCCTCTATCGTGGCAGCAAGGATGCTCTGCGCCTGGCCTCGGTTCAATGGATCAACTCCGGCGCCAAGGTCACCATCAACGAGGACGGCCCCTACTCGGAGGCCACCGTCATCTATTCCGGTGAGTCGACCGATCCCGGTGATCCGATCAACACCGCCTACACGCCTGCCGCTGGCCAGGAGGCTCCGGACATCCGCTACGAGTTCCGCACAGACTATCTCGACCAGTCGATATTTGCGCTCCCACAGGTTGTCGCCGAGGCCAACAGCACCGGCAATCCGAGCCTCTACAAGTTCCTGATCGAGACCGCGGTCAAGAACGGCGAAGCCCTACCGGGTGCTCCAGAGAGCAACATAAACACCTTTCCAATCGCGCAGCAGGTATGGCGCAAGCTGACCCGCGGCGAAGATTCCTACCCGGTGGCCCGTGTCGGCCTTACCCGGGTGGCGACGTTCTCAGGCAACAATGGGCTTCCACAGGTGCCCAGCGGCGTGCCTCCGGTCTATTCCTACTTTTCGTTCGTTCAGGCCTTCAACCTGTTTTCAATTCAGTCGATGCTTCCCGTGCCGCCGGCTGATCCTGCACAGACCCCGGTGGGAACCGCGTGGGGCTGGAAGCAAACGAACTATTCGACAAGCCTCGTGGTGAAGACCAACCAGGTCGAGCAGGTCATATCCTGGACGTTCGCGCCTTGGGATCTGCTCATCTATCCTTTCATCTAACCTCAACCAACATCCGCACACCTTATGGCAGACGAGATTCAAATGACGGCCCGGCTGTACGCCTCTAAAAACGGTGCGTATCTCCCCTCGGTCACCTACACCAAAACCGCCACCATGGTCGGCACCGACATGGGCAGCCAGACCCAGCTTATCGGCATCACCGTCGAGGCCCTCGACGTGCCCGTCGATGTCTCCAGCCCCTACAAGCTGCTGATCAGCAACCTTGATTCGACGAACTTCGTCGAGGCTGGGTTCGTCTCTGGCACCTACACGATGCGGATCCCGGCTGGTGAGACCATGCTGATCCCGTATGTCAGCGCCACGCTCTACCTGAAGGCCGACACTTCATCGGTGACCATTCAGGCCACATTCTGCGAGATCTAACCAACCAACACCATGGCCAACGAAGTCGAGATGTCGGCGAGGCTGTACGCTGCCAAGGGCGGCGCCTCGATCAACCCGCAGGTGTACACTTGCATCGCCAACATGACCGGCCGGGACATGGGGCAACAGACGCAGGACGTCGGCACCACCGACGAGACCTTGGATCTCACCGCGGATCTGGCCACGCCATACCGCCTCCTGGTGGTCAACCTCGATCTGGTCAACTCGGTCTCAATCGGGCCTTCCTCGCCGTACAGCTTCCAGATTCCTGCCGGTCAGTTCATCCTGATCCCGTGGGTAGATGCCACCATGTACGTCAAGGCATCGAACAGCCCGGTGAAGATCTTCGCGCAGTTCTGCGAGATCTAAGGCCATGCCGATACAGCTCCCAGCCAAATTGTCCGAGCGTGGTCTTAAAGCGGACCATGCTCGGGCGATCAATCAGCTCATCGAGGCTGTGCGCAAGGTGCAGCTTGTGGCCGGGCCCGGGCAACGGGTCGAGCAGAACGCAAATGGCACCGTGCTGAAGCTCAACCCGGTGGCCCAGATCACGCAGACGTCCGAGGAATCCTGGTTCTACTGATCCGACGCCATGCCTTTCGCCGTAGACAAGCGGGAGAAGATGTTCACGGCGTCGAACCTGAACAGCCTTTATTCCCGTTTCGACCAGAAATGCCACCGGGTGCTCAACGGCAAAAGCCCGTTGTTCGCCAGCTCCGCATCCGGTGCATGGGAGGGGAAATATCCATACGGCGTCTGGTACGTCTACCGCAACGACCCAGACACCTGCAAACGTCTGCGGGACGGTGGTGAATCGCCGCTGCCGTACATACCCGGAATCGGCTACAACTGGCGGGACAACCACAACCAGGTGCAGACACAGGTCGAGCTGTCGAAGCTCGAGACCAAGCACCTCGACGTCGAAGGCGGGCAGGCCTACGTCGACCACTGGGTGGCCGGTGGCGATCCGTTCACCTGTGACGTCGCCGATATCCACTACAGCTTCGAGCTGCTGAAGCGCGAGGTGGCCGGGATCCAGTACGACGTGCATCTCGGATGGGATCCGCCGTCGACCTCGGGCCTGACGTCCTATGTCCGCGGCAGCCTCGGCGCCGGCATTGACCCGACACTGCCTCCTGGCCGGATCCACAAGCACCGGCTGGCCGTTGCTGAGATTGCGCTCGAAGGCATCTACGAGTTCAGGATCTTGCGCACATACCAGCGCTACGACTGCTGGAGGGTGCACAACTGCGGCACCAGATCGGCCGTGGTGTTCTTGCAACTGCCCGATGGCAGCGCAGACCGCCAGTTCGTTTCCGCGGGCTCTTGCAGGGCTTTCCGGCGCAAGCCCGACGGCACCTGGGCGGTGACCTTCCCGGGTGGAACCTTCTGCCGCTACTTCTTCCCGTACTTCACCGGCGACATCCCGTTCCTCGCCGAGGGGCCGCCGTCATGGTCCGACACCGCCACGCAGTCGGAGTTCCTTAGCCTCGAGCGATCCGCCCAGGCCAACAACGTGGCCAACCCGTTCATTCTGTTTGAGTGGCGCCGGACGATGGTCACAATCCATGACCCGTTCATCCCGTATGACATTCGGCAGGTTTACTCGGGATCATACGCCGATCCGAGCAATGCCAACACAACCATCGGGGACGCCGTGTTCACTTGGGGCCGTGCCCGTGTGACGTTCAGCAACGCGGCCGGGGATGTCGTCTCCGATCAGATCCGGGTTTTTAATGGCACGACGAGCTTGGTCGATCGGCTGCGCGATCTAGGCATCGACGTGAACGTCACGGCCACCGGGATGCAGGTCACCACGCAGCGTGGCGTCATTCGCATCTATCCTATCGACGCGAACATCTTTACGACAGCGGCCGATCCTTTTTGGGAAATAGATGCGAACGTAAAGACGATTTCGACGGTCTACCCGGTGCAATACAGCACCGAGGTTTCACCGATCAACGGATCCGGCATTTTCAACTGGGCCGCTGGAAACGAGGCCACAATCTTCGACACCATGCGCGATCTAAGGCGCCGAATTGGCGTCGAGGTTGGCTTCCTGAACAATTACGACGATGTGGTCGATATCGTGGAGGAGAAGGTATCGGTTGTTACGATGACACCGCTCGGCCTGATGTGCCGTGCAGCCACAGCCGGTGGCATCGGTGGCAGCACCCTGAATAATTTCGAGACCACAGCCGACAATCAGAGCCTCTACATTGCCGACAGGCCTATCGGTTTCGGAGTCGGCCCGTGGTTCAATACCCGGTACACTTCCGGCACCAGAATCTTTTATCTGCAGGTTGCCGGCACATCTGTCAGCCAACAATGGGCCAACGTCATGCCGACACTGTGCCCGGTGCAGACCGCAGGCGTTCCTGCAGTCAACACGGCCTTCATCCCGGCAGGCGGCCCTTGGGGCTTCTCCAGCTCTGTTTATGACTTCGAGCAGGTTAGAGCCTATGACATCGACATGGCCTCAGGTGGTGGCGTCGATGCGAGGCCTTGGGGCGGTGACTTCTGGCTGAACAAGTGGGGCGGCCCAGGCGGCATCGACGCCTCGGTGCGGATCCCGGGCAGCCCCAACAGAACGCAGCAGTACGCCTACATACCGACAGCCGACAACAGCTCTTTTGTCGACCTGGTGCCGGCGCAGCGGGACGATATCTTTAAGGACCGCCGTGGCGCCTCGTTCGCCTCGAGCGTGCCGTTTAAGTCGTCGACCTACTCGCCGCCGTACCGAGATAACATGACGCACATTTGCTGGACAGGTGGCGTCGAGCAGGTCGGGTTCGATCTGCCTTACAACCCAGTCGGCAATCCTTACCTGCCCGGCGGTGGACCGTTCTTCCACAAGATCCCGAAGTCGCCATGGCTCTGGAATCTTCTGGAATGGTCGGTGCGGGCTTGGACGAGGGCTGTGCCGCTGTGCTTGGGGATGTCATCCTGCCCGCTGTACGACGCCACCGGATCTTCCCGGGTGCTCGGTGTGCTGACCATCGGCATGGTGCTGCTGGGGACGTCCGGGCGTGAATCTGGCGGCACCATCCCGTCGTTCTACATCTCGGAGCAGGCCTACGATCTCCTGATCGCAAATGGCGTGGTCTGCTACCGTGACCAGGATGCCGGCGGGAACGATTACTGGTACGTCCCGGCCATCAATCTGGCCGCCTATTCCGACAGCCAGGGCTTCACCGCGTGGAACTTCGACACCGAGAACGGCCAGCCGAATGAGGCCGTGCCGGTGCTGCCGACCGGGTACGATACCCTGCGCAACTTCACCGACGGCGAGCGGCGCCAAGTCTCGAGCTACTTCGACACCGTTGCCAACGAGCAGCGATACGAAACCATCCGGTACGTCGATCTGCGACTTCCGAATGAGCTCGCATCCTGACTTTTCGACCCTCGTTTGACCCCTGCAAACATTGGGGTTTCTGCAAAAAGAGGGAAAAATAGTAAAAATGTGTTGCAGGTGTTTGGGTGATGGTGCAGATTGATCCCGTCAACGAGATCAACACCATGAGCAACATCTACATCGTCTCCCAAGAAACTAAGGCAACCGACATCGAGCAGGAAGCAATCGCTTGTTTCAAGGTCACCTCTGGTCAGGGCAACCTTACTCGCAGCCAAGTCGCCAGGTTTCTACAGGAGTTTGACGGCATCGGCTACATCCACATCGGTGGTCGCCACGTTTCGATCAACCGAGGCGATGTTCGGGTGGCCTTGATCACCAGCAACCACCCCGACTGGAACTGACACCTCTTAGGGCACGGCGGTGCCCCATAAACCGCCCATCCCGCCGGTGAGGAAGTCCGGCACCAGGGGCGCGACTGGTTCAACAACGCGCAACAATCTCCAAACCATGACCACCATCTCAAACCTCATCAGCGCTCTGATCATCGTCGAAAGCTCCGGCAACGACATGGCAGTAGGCGACAACGGACGCGCCATCGGCCCACTGCAGATCCACCGAGGGGTGGTGCTCGACGTCAACCGGATCACCGGCAGCCACTACCGGCACCAAGACATGACCAACAGGGCGCAGGCTCGGGCGGTGTGCGAGGCCTACCTGAAGCACTACGGCCGCGGCGCCAGCACCGAGCAGCTCGCCAGGAGGTGGAACGGTGGCCCGTCTGGCGACAGGAAGCAGGCCACCGAGGCCTACTGGGCGAAGGTGAAGAAGTATCTCAAATGAGTAAAACAAAGACACTGAACATCTCCAAGGAAACGCACGAAATGCTCAAGCATCACTCCAAGGTTACAGGCCTGAAGCTGCACGCTCTCGCAGAGCTGGCGATCAGGGCTTGGTTGAGAAAGGCGTCGAAGTGAAAAGGATCCTAGCTATCGACCCCGGCCTGTCCGGCGGCCTGGCGCACTTCGCCAACAACCGGGTGACCCTAGAGCCCATGCCGTCGACCGACGGCGACGTCCGGGAGGTGCTGATCAACTACCTGTCGCAGTCTGATGTGGTCTACATCGAGAAGGTGGGCGGATACATCGGCGGCAAGGGCGCCCCGGGTAGCGCAATGTTCCAGTTCGGCCGAAACGTAGGGTTCATCCACGGCCTGATAGCTTCGATGCTCACCAGGTGCATCGAGGTGCCGCCACAGCGCTGGCAGAAGACGATTGGGGCAGGAACAAGCAAGACCCATGGAACGCGCTGGAAGGCCCACCTAAAGGGCTTGGCGCAGCAAAGGCAGCCTAGCCTGAACATCACACTGAAGACGGCGGATGCGGTGCTCATCCTGGAGCACGCCATGCTGGTGGAGGGACTGAAATGAGCTACTCACCAAACGCAGATCACTTGGAGCACTGGATACATCGAATCAGGAAGGATGAAAACGACCTCTACAAAGCACAGAATCAGATCGAACGAATGCAAGAGGTTGGCGACGAGATGGCTCTAGTGCTGTCGCACGTTCTTCCGAATCAATCGCAACTGCTTGAACGATGGCATCAAACGAAAATACTGAAATGAGCAATCAACCAATCAACGACGGAGGACCGGCGTTTCCGACCATGGACCCCAACGAACACTATCGACTCATGGGCATGACCCTCCGCGACTACTTCGCGGCGGCGGCTTTGCAGGGCAATCTAGCAGGACAATCAATTGATGTTGGATATTACGAAGGCAAAGATGCATGGAATAAAGCTGCCAAAGATGCATACGCAGTAGCCGACGCGATGCTCAAAGCGAGGGAGGGCAAATGAGCGATCATATTCCTGACGCCACGAAAATGATCGGTGAGACAGCGAGGACAGACGCCGAATGGGAGTTTGATCCAACATCAGTTGATGGAGTTTTGGATTGGAGCCGCCAGCTCGAACGTGAACTCAACTCGGCCAATGCTCGTATCCGCCTACTCATCGCAGAGCGCGACACGGCGCGACGACAGGCTGATCAGAATTACAAGCTCCGCGAGGAGTTCCGCGAACTGCTAGGAACCGATGATGTCGAGCAAGGAGTGGCTGTGGTGCGTGAGATGAAAGAGCGCATCAAGCGGCTGGAAGAGGCTCTTAAGTCCATTCAAAAGTATTGGAACCTAGACAGCAATGAGGGAGCGATGAATGACGCTTGCTGGCACGCAATCAACACAGCGTCAGAAGCACTCGAAGCCAAGGAGGACAAGCCGTGAGTGACGAAGAATGGAAGAAGCGAGTAGAGCGAGCCGTGGAAGTTTCAACCTATTGGTTTGAGAAATTCCACGCGGCCAACGACCGCATCAAGCGGCTGGAGGAGGCGGGGGATGAAATAGTAATCAATTACGTCAACAGCCTTTCGGCATTTGAAATGTGGCGCAAAGCCAAGGAGGCCAAGCCGTGAAAACCTCAACCGAAACACTTATCAAAGCCATGCGGATTGTGTCATCCGGCAATGACGGTGTTGTCTCAGCAGCAACTGCTGAGGCAGCGCAGCGTCTTGAGGAACAGCAAGATCGCATCACCCAACTAGAGCGAGAGAACGACGCCATGCGAGCCGATCTGCTGCTGTGGAATGAGAAGGAGGTGAAGTCGTGAGTAGCATTTCACTTTTAGAACAATGCATGTACGGACTTGTAGCCGGTTGTTTTATGGCCTTGGCCATCCTGTGGGGCGATCAGCTTGGCAAGAGCATGATGCGCGAAGAAGCCGTGAGGAAAGGCCACGCTGAGTGGGTGGTCGATTGCGCGGGTAAAAATCAGTTCAAATGGAAGGAGTGCAAATGAGCGACTACACAATACCAACGTCGAATACGGTGACTACAATCGACCCACAGGCCACAAAGATCCGCGAGCTTCAATCCGATGTGAACGAGCTGAAGGAGCTGGTCGAATACCTGCAAGACCGGATCAAGCTGATGAATAGTACTGGTGACGAGCTGCTTGAGTGGCTGAAGGACGGTACCATTTCCGACTCAAACTATCGGCTGCTGGCCAATGCATGGCAGCGAGCAAAGGAGAACAAGCGATGA